AATCATTTCATCAATTTTGCAATGACTATACATGGTCTAAAACATATTTAAACGATTTTAGGAATCATTATGGTATTACTTTTATTATGGCTTCTGTTCTGTATGAGTTTCTATTTGAAGTTTATGGACAAGAATGTTACGCTATTGATATGAAATCAAATACATTTCAAACTGGCGTTAATGCATCAAAGCAATCTAAGAAAGAAGAATTTATAGTTAAGTCTATTTGCAATGAGTTATTTAGTAGTGTATTAGATCAAGTGCATTTTTCTTTGGAAATTGATGGTAAATATTCTGTTAGAATACCTGATTTAATTTGTTCTAATGAAAGCAAAGTAGTAGTTTTCGACATAAAGAAAAACAATAATATTGTTGATATATTGAAATTGAACTTATATCAAGATATTGTTGCTCAAGTATGCAAAGATAGAAACGATTATAGAATAGTCGAATCATATCATATTGTATATGATAAAAACGCATACACCGACCATACTACTAGAACGATTACTATCAATGATTTAAAACCAAAATTCAAATAATATGAATCTAAATGAATTTCGTGACCTGCAACGTGCTGGTCTTACACCCATCCCTATTAATTGGGATGAATCAAAAAAAACAGCTATTGAATACGTTAATCATGGAATGATTAATGCCGATACAAAAGGCGAAGATGTGATTGCTTTATGGGCAGATAGAATAGAGCAATGCAATGCGGTTGCGCTCAAGTTATTCCCACCATTTTTTATGGTTGATTTTGACTTGAAAAATACAGATGATAAATCAATATATGATAATTGGATTAAGGCGGTTAATTCTGTATTAGACGATTTCACTTCGAAAGTATGTATTGAAAAAACACGTAACAATGGCTATCATGTATATTGCAAATACAATGGTATAATTCAAAAACAAACACTTGCTAAATCTATTGATGGCAAAGAAGTTATAGCAAACTACACTGGAGGGTTATTGTCTTTTTGTGTACCAACACCAGGATATGAGGTTATACATGGCTCATTTGATGAAATTCAAGAACTTACAGAGGATGAATTTGATATGATTAATGCTATATCGTTATCATTTAATAAATATGTAAATGAATACGACTATGCAAATCATGTTGTAATTGATTACCCTATTGAATACGAATCAATAGCGTTGCACTTTGATAGATTTTGCACAGAAAAGGCGTTTGAATCATTGTTAAACTCTATTGAATTGTACCATGTTAAAGGTAGCCAACGTAGCAAAGACAAGCATTTAAAATACCTTCGAAAAGGCTCTAAGGCTGACTACTCCGCTAAAGTTTATTTTAATAGTAATAAATTGTTACTATTTACATCGTCTATCCCTAATTTCCCTTCATTCCATTCAAGGATTGACGAGCATGACCATAATTGGGTATTAACGCCAACTAAAATAGTTTATTACAAGTGCAAAGGTGATTGGGTAGAAACCATATCAGAAATCAAACGTATTGCCAATGAGTACAGCATAGAATTAGAATCTCAAAAACCGATGCAAAATGTCACAGCACCAATACAATACGATAGGTTAAAATTCCCTTATGATGTGTTCCCTAATGAAATAAGAGATTACATACATAGTCATAAGAGTATTCAGAATGAGTACATAGCATCGTTCATGCTTGCTTCAGTAGCAACCGCAATAGGCAATAGTACAAAATTGTCTATTGACAACGGGCAAAGATATGTAAAACCAATAATTTACATGGTTGTTATCGCACCAGCAGGTGCATCAAAAACACCTGCAATGTCAAAGGCGTTTAGTTACTTAAAATCAAACGATATTTATAATCGTAAAGTTTACAATGAGTTACATAAGAACTACGAAATTTTACAGAAGCAGTACGAGGATAACAAGAAAAAAGGCGAAGAACCTGAAAAACCAATATGCCCACAAAATATTATAGAGGATTCAACTATTGAAATGGTGGTAAAAACCTTGTCACATAATAAAGATGGTTCATGTATTTACGCTGATGAACTTTCGGGGTTTTTAAATCGTATGAATCGTTATGAGAAGTCTGACGAAGTTCAAAAATGGCTTTCTATGTGGAGTGGGCAGTCATTGTTGGTTCAGCGTATTACTCGTGATGATAATTTTGTTGAAGAACCATTTTGTTGTATCGCAGGCGGTATTCAGCCAGGTATTCTTGATATATTAACTAAAGACCAAAACGAACACAATGGATTCTTTCATCGTTTCTTGTATTGTTATCCCGAACCACAACCTAAAGCATTGTGGGGGAAATATCCTATATCTGATGCGGTGATATCCAGATTTGAGTACATATTCAACGAATTACTAAATTTAAGATCACAACCTAAAAGAATACTTGAATTATCTGAAGATGCGGAAAGATTATATAAACAATGGCATGACGTTAAATGTTTGAAATATAATGTTGCATTTGATAATAATACAAAAGGTATTATCGCTAAGTATCAAGACTATTGCTTGCGTTTGTCGGTTATAATTGAAATAATGGATAACCTAGAGGCTTATGAAGTATCTCAGTCTACAATGGATAAGGCTATAAGATTAACAGAGTATTTCTTAGGCAATATTCATAAGTCAATGCAAATCATGTCACCAGAAACGCCTGTGGACAAACTACCAGAACACTTTAGATTATTTTATAATTCATTACCTTCTATTTTTACCTCTAAAACGGCTATTGAATACGGTTTGAAGGTAGGTATTAAGGTAGGTTCAGTAAAGTCATTTTTGAGCCGAAATAAGGCATTATTTAACGTTATAGAACGAGCGAACTATGAAAAGATATATTAGAAAGTTGCAAAGTTGCAAGAAAGTTACCCGAAAGTTGCAAGCGAAACTCAATGATACCAACGATAGTTGCAAAGTTGCAATTTCCTATAAGAATATATTTTACTATATATATATAATAAATTATAATATAATACTACTAAATAGAAATATTTATATTTACACGTGCAACTTTGCAACTTTGCAACTATCCGCACTGGCAAAGGGTTTCAGTATGTTACAACTTTGCAACCATTGCAACTAACTTAGATAAATTAACACTATGACACCAAAAACGAAACAATTAATTTTAAAAGCAATGAAATATTGCTCTGATTCAGACCGAAAAGATTACATCCTAAAATATATAAAACATGACGAAGCAAGAGAAGCTAAGAATGATAGACATCAAACTCAAATACCACCAGCTAAAGTACAATACAATTCTAACCGATAAGGAACGTGCTTACTTTGGATTCTATGACAAAACCGATAATTCAGCGAATGGATTAACTCGATGTTGCATAGATTTCTTAACCTACAACGGACATCAAGCCGAAAAGATTACTACAATGGGTAGGCGAGTAGATAAGACTAAAGTAGTAACGGACATATTAGGGCATAAAAAGACCATTGGAAGCGTTGAGTGGCAAAGAGGTACAGGAACGAAAGGAAGTGCCGATATTTCGGCTACAATTAAGCCAGAATGGTCAAAGTTTGGTATAAGTGTTAAGATAGAAATAAAGTACGGAAAAGACAGAATTTCAGATCATCAACGTAAATACGAACAAGCTATCAATCAAGCAGGCGGTATCTACATCATAGTTAGAACTATTGGAGACTTGATGCAATGGTATGATGAATTTATTAGTAACCCTATCGAATAATATAATTAATTTTAAAAATAATTTTGTAGTATGGATATTAGGTGTATCTTTGTCCTATGAAACAAAAGTAAGGCTACTCACAGCCATGAATGAACATGACTCCCACTCCCAAACCTCGCAAACTAAGGCTTAACCACTACCAAGAAACACGAATCCATGCAGATTACTATCATGTAGATTCTAAGCTATTAGCAGATGAACTCAATATGCCTATATCATCATTGCATCACTATGCTAAACAACTTAAAGTTCAAGACAATCGTGAATTGACGACTACATACATGAACGAAAGTAAGATGTTTAATGTCAATCAGTTTAAGTGTTGGATAACTGGTATTTAAAACTAACAATATGAAAAAATTAATCATTGGAGTAGCTATCCTATTAGCTTTATCTAGTTGCAACAAAAAAAGATGTTGGCAATGTACCTATTCACATCCTAACTATTCTACTAAGAAGTATGATATATGCGACAAGGATAGAAAAGAAATCAAACTATTCGAGGATGAATATACTAAGAATGGTTATACTATGGAGTGTGGTAGGTAGAATAGTGTTTATTCTAACAGAAACGTACCATTAAGGCTATATTATTACTTCGGTGATAGATAGCCTTATTTTTATTTGAAAAGCTAGGAATCTAAAAATTATTCAAAAAAGCGGGATAGTGATTTTGATTCCAAAAAACGGATACCCTATTCAGATTCAAAAAGCAAGAGTGCCATTTCAGTACCAAAAAGCAAGGATGGGTTATTTTACCCTAAATTTATTCTCATAATAGTTGTTTGATTCATAGTTGTATTGAAGTTAGATTAATGCAACTTTTATTGTTAGTCTTATCTAACTTAATTTATTTATTCGTAGTGTATAGTAGTTAGTTGAATCTAACTATTTTTTTATAATGTACTTTAGTTTTTCAACTTCAATAAACTTTCTAATATTATCTATTGCCAGTACTGGAATTGATATTGTAATTGTCTTAATATCACAATTATATTTTTTTGGTGATCCTAATTTATTCGAAGTCGGTTTCGTTCTATCTGTTCGCATTGTGTAAATATATACTTACTTAAATACCTTTAAAAAATAGTAATATTCCATATAACCAAATATTAACAATTAGCTACAATGTAGGCTATCATTGGTTAATATCGAATCAAACAAATAGTTAAATATGTATTAACAAGTAAATAACTACAATATTTAAATAGTTAAATATATATTTGCACTATCATTAACAATTAAAACAAAACAAAATGAAAACAAAATTTAACAGCGCATTGGAAGTAATACACACATTCGCACAAAGAGCACAAAAAGAAGGGAGATCATCAAACGTATTTTTTTACAATGATAAAATATACAGTTATGGGTATCACTATTTATTAGCTGAGTTTATTGTCATTAATAATGAAACTTGTATCTTAATTAATGACAAAGGGTATTCACATACAACATCAAAACATATCAGCGAAATTAGACAAGCCACAAGACAATACAAGCAATATTTTACAAGCAATGTATGTTTATACGATGTAAGACAAATAATATTATCTAATTACGCTAAATTATTAAAAGCTAATAAGCCAGAAATATACATTCATACTATTATATCAAAATTTGAATCATTGGTTAATTATCCTTTATTTACTACCAATAATAAAAAATCCGTAGAATTTAAGGAAATTAAAAAGATATATGATTCAATAAATAATCCCGATGCATTATTTAAAGCTAAAGAAACTGTAAAGAAATTAGCACAAAAGAAAAAAATAGATGATGCAAATAAATTGAAATTAAGTCTTAAAAAGTTTTACAATTACGAAACTGATTATTTAAGAAATAGTGAAGATTATATTCGTATTTCAAAAGATAAATTATTCGTTGAATCTTCACAAAGTGTAAAAGTACCAATTAATGATGCGAAATTACTATATAGTATGATTCAAGCAAAGAAAGATATTAAAGGATACAATATAGATGGCTATACAGTTATTTCTATCAATGGTACATTAAAAATTGGTTGCCATAATATAAACATTGAATCAGTTAACAAAGTAGGCAAAGAATTAATTAACCTTTAAACTTTCCACCATGTTACAAATAACAAAATTAGAATTAAGACGAATCAAGAAAGTTTACAAGAGCGCACTATGCAGTCAATGTAATTTTCACTTACCTATACTAACTTCTAAGTTAACCAATGAATTAAAACAGTTAACACCTGGTGATAGTTTAGAGGAGTATAGAATAAACCAACTAATGAAATCATTATCAAATTTATCAATTAAAAACCGTTAAACATCATGCAAACACAAACACAATTTTATAAAATAGTCAATCCTACGACTAAACAAATATTTGACGCTATATTAAATAAAGAATATACGCCAATCGAATCTATATTGCCAAAAAAGAAACAAATATATATTTTACTGAAAGATTATTTTAATAGTGAGGTGTATTTAACATTTGATGGAGTAACTAATACAGGTGGAGTTCCTATATTTTATGGCAGTAATGAGTCAATCTACGACATAGCTTCAGATATTACAGATAATTGGCACGAATTAAGCGAAGAACAACAAGACGAAGAAATAGAATTATTGTCTTGTTATGTAAGATCATACAAAGATATTTTTAACTTTTAATCAATAACCAATAAATAAATAAACAATGAAAACAATATCAATAAACATTTACTCATTCAATGAGTTGACTGAAGCAGCTAAAGAAAATGCAATTAATAATCAAAGAGAAAATATATGTACTGATTATATTTATGAAGATGAGAATGGGAATATGCAAATGGATTATTCACGTCCTAATGATGCGGAAGTAATAGAAAAAATCGAAGCTAATGAATACCTATTTTTTTTAGATGGTGAACTTGCAAGTATAACACAATATGCAGGCAATCATCCAATGGCAGGTACATCAGAATTTAAACTACATTCTCAAATTTATAGATTTAAATCAGAATAAACACATCACACATTCACCAACTTAACACTCTTTATTGAGTGTTTTTTTATGCCCAATATATTCGTATAGTGTTTATTCGCATTCTAAGCCTTATTTTAGCCTATCTGTACTATTGTAAGGTGTTTACCTTAGTCAATGCATTATATTGTCTTAATTAGCTTTAAAATAGTATTGTATAGTATTATTATATTTGTATAACTTTGCATTATAACATATAATTGATGTTAAAAGATAATAATATAACGCAAAATAAGTCTTGGTTAATTAAACAAGGTGAGGTTAGGAACCCTAAAGGTAAGCCAAAGGGGACGTTATCTACCAAAACTAAAGGTTGGGAGCTATTAAAAGAAACCATTACCACTGGCTTGACTGATAAATTCATGGAGGAAATGAATAAACTTGAAGGCACAGCGTATATCAATGCCTATCTTAATGTAATGGAGTACTTTAAACCGAAGTTATCCAGGCAGGAAACGCTTAACACTAATGTTGAGTTAGATCGGGTAACCGTTACCATTGCTGATAGCCAAACTATTACTTTGTTTCCTTCTAACTTCGATGATGATACAACTGAAGATGCTGAAGTAGTAGGGTAGGGTAGGGGACTTTGTTAATATTATTAACATATATAAATAACAATATAACACATAGATTCTTTTCTATTTAACATAATAAATATTATGTGTACTATTCGGCTAACTATTAGTGGCAATAAAGTTGGTCGGCAAACTAGCCATCAGACTGCCCTATATCCCTCCCCTCTAAATTACCCTTCCAATATATATAAATAATCGTAATGTGTTTAATAGACTATCATAGCCGAGTAGAACTGATGATTAGCTATACCCTATACGTTGTGTTGTCTATACTATATATAAAATTTTAATAATAATAAAATAAATAATAATAATATACTATAATAACATAATGGATATATAATGTCGGTATAATTGTAAATTAGTACCACACCGAGAGAAGTCATGTAGTAGTAGCTTGAAAAAATATTTTAGTACTTGTACACTATTTATAATGTATTTATAATATCTTTGCATAGACTATGCTAACCTTCACCCTCCAAATACGATACAACAAGGATGTACTACTCTACTCTGATGGTTGGTACTTGTTGGTATCTGACTACGTTGAACCATTGATATTGTTTAAGGTTGGCGATGCCGATGCGTATCGTGTGAAGGGTGGTAAGAAGTTTTATTATAAACGAAAGATGGAAAGACTAGGTGCAACGAAGGTGTTAGTAGAACTACCGATAGGAATCCCGATGTAACCAACGATAGATTAATGCCAGAACTATTTGTAAATAAACCGAATCCGTTATACGATGCTAATTTCTTAGCAACGGAAAGGATAGTTGTGAATCAAGGAGGCACGTACAGCAGCAAGTCATATTCCATCATGCAAGTCTTAGCCACATTTGCTTGTACTGAAGATAACATTGATATTGTGGTTGCAGGTAGTACGATTCCTAAGTTGAAGGAGGATGTGATGAAGATTATGGCACAGCTAGTCATGGGTAATCCATCGCTACGAAGATTCGTTAAAGGGTTTAATATTCAAGATAGGAAATATACGTTCACGACAGGTTCAACGATGGAGTTTAAGAGTTACGAAGATCCCGAAATGGCGAAAGGTGGTAAGCACCACTACCTGTATATGAGTGAAGCAACGAGGTTTGATTACGCTACGTTTGACATCTTGAATAGGAATACACAGAAACGCACGTTCATAGATTACAACCCTACGTTTAGGTTTTGGGTACATGATATATTGTTGACGAATAAGACACAATACCCATCGGTGAAGTTGATTCGGTCGTGGCATGAGCATAATATGTATATCAGTCAAGATAAGCATGACGAGATAGAACGTATTGCCGATAAGGATATGTGGCGTGTGTATGCTAGAGGGTTGACAGGTAAACTATCGGGGTTGGTGTATTCATGGGCGGAGATAGAGAAGTTTCCAACGGAAGGGGTGAAAGAGATTATATGGGGTATTGACTGGGGTTATACCAACGATCCGACAGCGATAACGAAGATAGCTATCATGGAGGATGGAACGTATGTAGTTGAAGAATTGAGTTACACCGCTGGGATTCATGCCGAAGTGATAGTACACATCATGCATGAGAATGGATATACTACGGAACAAGCGGTGTATTGCGACCATGATAAGGAAATGATATTGCAGATTCGTAGGTTGGGTGTCATAGGATTACCAGCCGAGAAGGGTGCAGGTTCGATATTGAATGGTGTGTTACACGTGAAACAGAAGACAGTACGATATACGAAAACTAGTAGGAACTTGAAGGTCGAGTTGATGAAGTATCGGTTCGTTGAGATTAACGGACAGAATACGAATAAGGTGGTAGACGAGTTCAATCACTGCCTCGATTCGATTCGTATGGCTATATATAGTCATAGGAATAGGGTGAAGAAGTAGTAGACTGCGATAGATAAAAAAAAATAAATTTGATATTGTGAAATAGTTTATATCTTTGCGTTAGTTTAACTGCCCTACTTCGTAAATAAGCGATGTAATATCAGCCTAGAGAGGATAGGGTTAAAAAGAAAAGTTTGGCGAACATACTATCTAATCTGTTTGGAGGATTTGGTTCAAAAAAGAACCTTAATATTGTAATGCCCGAAAATAATGGAATACAATTCTTTGAGTGGAACAACAAAACTCAATGGGAGAATATCACAGTTGAGAATATTGAATACTACTTATTAAATTGTCCTCCACTTACAACAATTATAAATAGAAAGTCAACAGCGTTCATCAATGGTAAAGCCGAATTACTAGATACAAGTACAGGTAACTATACTACTGATGAAGATTTAATGAGTTTATTGCGTAAACCAAATCCTGTTCAAACGGACAGGCAATTTAGGGCGCAAGTATATTCGTATATACAAAGTTATGGGTATTGCCCAGTGATGGTGATGCAACCAGCAGGGTTCAAGGACTTTAGTAGGGTATCATCATTGTGGGTAATCCCACCTAATTATGTTACGATAAGAACGAACAACAAGTATTTGATGGCTAAGAACCACATGGATATGATAGATTCCATTGCGTTTACATACAATGGCGTTAAGACGGAATTGGATAAATCTAGTATATACATATTCACCGACCTTAGTACGAATTTCAACAACTTAGTAATTCCCGATTCTAAGTTAATACCACTACGTTACCCGATTAATAATATCATAAAGAACTTTGAAGCTAGAGGCACTATTGCGGACAAGCGTGGTGCGATAGGCATATTGAGTAATCAAACAAAGGATAACATTAGTACATTACCATTATCTCCATCCGATAAAGAGCAATTACAAGCAGATTATCGTAGATATGGATTAAAAAGTACGCAAGATCAACTTATTATAACGAATGCAGCGTTGTCGTATCAACAAATGGCTATGCCCGTTCGTGATATGATGTTGCTAGAAATGGAAACAGCCGATGTAATGACGATAGCCGATGCCTATGGGTATCCATCGGTATTGTTGGCAAATGAAAAAGGTACAACTTACTCTAATCAAGAGGGTGCGGAACGAAAGCTGTATCAAGATACGATAGTCCCCGAAGCGGAGAACTATGAGGAGCAGTTGAATGATATGTTGCACTTGCGTGAACGTGGCAAGATAATCAAGTACGATTATACATGGTTACCATCGTTGCAAATGGATGAAAAGTTGAAAGCCGAAGTTAGAAAGATACAAGGCGAAGCGGTGATTAACGAGTTCAACAACAACGTGATTACATGGAATCAGATGCGAGAAGGGTTAGCACTCGATACGGTTTCGGGTATGGATAAATATTATTACGAATTACAAAATACATTTAATAAAGATGGAAACAATAATCAAGCAACTAACGGATAACTCCGAAATGCTAAATAATTTAGGTGGTGATAAGCGATTATTCATCAAGGCTGCTGGTACAATGTTAGAAGCTGACAATGTTACCAACTTCGATAAAATAAATCCTGCATTTGCGAACTACATACCTATACAACCTAAGTATTCAAGTACATTACTTGACTACTTCCCTAAAGTAAGTGTGAATACAGCAAACATAGTTTTAGTAGATGAAACTAGCGAAGATGGGGCAGTTACGGAGGTAGTACAAGGTGATGCGAAGCCACAATTAGATAATGATTTTGATGCTATTGCACCTGCTATGAAAAAAATAGCTGCGTATTGTAAGGTATCAACCGAAATGTTAGAAGACATAGGTTATATCTATACTAAAATTGAGAATACGTTAAAACGTAGACTAAAAAACAAGATTAGCGATTTGTTTATGGCTGATTTAATATCTTCTACACCTACTTATTCGAGTGCTGATTTAACAGCAGGTACAACAGGGACAATGGTTAAGGATATACTACCTGCGGTTACAGCCGATATGGAAAATTTAGGTGGTTACGACATGAAATTATGGTTGTTGAATCAACCAGACTATGCTAAATTATTTGTGGAAGCAGGGCAAAACTACTTATGGTATGCATTGAATAACCCTAAAATAATGAATAGTAGCGATGTTACAGCAGGTAATATCGTTGGTTTAGATCCAAGCGTATTTCCATTGTATGTTTATAAAGATATTGGGATAGAAATGGGTTACGAACAAGATGATTTCAGTAAGAATTTAGTTACGATTCGTTGTGAAGCTAGAGTTACATGGAATTTCACTGGTAATTGTTTGAGTGGGATTTATAACGAAAGTATAGCAGATACATTAACCGCAATATTATAATTATGAAAAACAGACCGATAGTATATAAGTCAATGGGTGGCGAAGTGCAAATATCCGATAGAATAGTATCGGGATATTTGGCATCGTTTGATACGAAGGATAGTGATAGTGATATTATCCTAAAAGGTGCGTTCACGAAATCGTTGAATGAACGTGGTGTAGGTAGTACCACAGCTAGGAAAATAGCGTACTTGTATCAACATGATATGACTAAGCCGATAGGTAAGTTCACTACGTTAGTTGAGGATGAAAAAGGGTTGTACTTTGAGGCAACATTAGACAATATTCCATTAGCTAACGATGTACTAGAGCAGTATAAGTCGGGTACGTTGAATCAACACTCGATTGGGTTTAGATACATTAAGGATAAGGTAGAGCATTCAAAGGAACTTGATGCGTACATTATCAAAGAACTAGACTTATTCGAGGGTAGTGTAGTTACAATGGGGGCAAATGAGAATACTCCGTTTGTTGGTTTGAAAGCAGAATTAGTAGATTCAGAAATGGAACAACTAAGACGTGAAACGGAATTGGTATTGAAACATATACCATTTGAGGAACAATTTAAAATACGTCAATTAATTTCTAAGCATATATCACTTTTGGAAACCGAGCCGATTAAATTCACTCCGATAGAACAAGAGCCGATAGTTAAAGAAATGGATTGGGTTTCAATAATTAATAATCTAAAAATTTAAAAAATGACAGATCAAGAAAAACAAGCACAAGAGGCTTTAGAAGCTAAGATGCTAGAAGCTACAAAAGGCTTCGTAAAACAAGACGCTATTGATTCGGTAAAGCAAGAAATCACAGAAGCGCAAAACGTAGCTATTAAATCATTGGAAGATAAACTTGTTGAGCAAGGTAATATCATCAATGAATTGAAAGCACAACCACAAACTTTGGTAGCAGAGAAATCTGTAACAGAGCAAGTGAAGGACATCATTAAAGAACATAGTGATGGATTCAAAGCATTCGTAAACAAGAGCGCACCATTCAAGTTTGAATTGAAGGCAGCAGGTACGATGACCATTGCAACGAACATTACAGGTGCTACAACATTGTTGCCTACACCTACATTGTTAGCAGGTTACAACCCATTGCGTAGAAATCCAGCTACGTTCTTAGATGTTGCATCTGTACGACCAACGAATAGCGCACGAATCAGTTATGTAGACCAAGCGTCTTATGATGGCGGTGCTGCAACAACATCGGAAGGTTCGGCTAAACCTGCACAAGATTTTGATTTAAAAGTATCTACATCAAGTGCTGTTAAACTTGCTGCAACGACTAAGATTTCTGATGAAATGTTAGATGACATCGACTTCATGGCACAAGCTGTGTCTGATGAATTGTTATCACGAGTGCGTTTGGCTGTAAGTGGAAGCATTTATACTTACATTACATCGGGTATGACACCTGGCTATACAACAGTAAATTCAGCGTTTGCCGATTACTACCCATTAGCGAATCCTGCTAAGATTTGGGATGTATTGACAGCAGCTAAGGCTACTATCCAAGCAGGGAATCATGAACCAAATACGGTGTTTGTAAATCACTTGACATTTGCTAATATGTGGTTGACTAAAACAACAGTTGGTGAATACACTCAACCTATTTTGGTAACACCTAACGAGATGATGTTCAACGGACTTCGTATCATAGCGACCAATGCAGTTGCAGGTGATAAGTACATTGTATGCGACATTGAGAAATTAAATGTTTACATCTACAAAGACTTAATCGTTGAAGCAGGATGGGAGAACGATGATTTCACTAAGAACTTGCGTACATTCAGAGGTGAGGTTAGAGTTCACTACTTTGTTAAGGACAACGATAAAACAGCGTTCTTATATGGTGACTTATCAACTGATGCCGATTACATGACCGCTGCTTCCTAGTAGTTTAAATTCCACTATACAATGAGAATTAGAATAACACAAGACTTAATGAAATTAAAGACTGGCGATATTCGTGAGTACAACGATGCGAAGGCACAAATGCTAATAGATGCAGGTGTGGCGGAAGTAGTTGAAGAAACGAGTGCAAAAGAATTTAAGGGCGTTGAGGAAACTAAAGAGTTTAAAACAAAAACTAAGAAAACTAAGTAATGGCATACGTTACATCATATAGCAATTTTATAGGCGGTATTGCAATACCTAATCTTGTGGATACTAGAGCAGAGGGGGAGTTGGTAACTACCTTAATTGAGCAATATGAACAAGAGTATCTAATAACACTATTGGGTTACGACCTAGCTCAAAGTGTTATTAGTGAAATTGATACTCCTAATCCTACGAATGCACCATACTATGAAATAGTAACAGGTGATACATTCACCGATATATCGGGTGATAAGCGTAAGTGGAGTGGTTTTGTTGTTGGTAGAAGTCCTATTGCTAATTATATCTATACTAAGTTTTTAGAATTGAAAGAGATTCAATTAACAGGTTTAGGTTCAACGAAGCAACAGTCGGAAAACGCAACCATTGCCGATGGGAGTATGCAGGTAACGAGAGCATGGAATGACATGGTAAATTGGAATTATGATTTGAATGATTACTTAGTATCTATAAGTTCTACTTATTCGGATATTGAGGATAATTACATTGGAATTAAATACCCACCTAGCTATGTTCAACGTAGAAATGCTATGCCTAATCAACTATTGTTTTTCAAGCAAAATCCTTTTAGTCTATAATGGCACATACTTATTCTATATTGCCTAAGAACATACCACAAATCATTGCTGATATAGTTAGTCGTGTGAGCGATAACTTAGAGAGCGAATTAGGTATGCCGATTCAGTTCCTACATGGAACATGGGCAAGTATTAGAAGTAGAATTGTAGATGATGGGGCAGGTACTACGAAAAAAGATAGTCGATTCCCTTTAGTTTGTTTAGTCCAAGTATTTGAGGAAAAGTATAAAGCGAATAGTGAGTATGGCGATGTATCGTTAACCTTGCTGATTTGCAATAACTCAACTCAAAATTGGTACTC